GGTACTTCCGCAATCTGTGTGACGGTCGTACGTACCGTGTTGTTCTTGTGAACGAAAGCCATCTACTGAACCTCAATTACATAGGCCGGTGCGCTGTCCTGACCAAGTAGCCATAACGCCATCAACCGGTGGTGTCCGTCAATAATAACCTGCCGACCCTCAACTTCTGCCACCATCGCATACGAACGGAACGGTGTGACCGCTTGCCCCATTAGTTCGACGTGTTTCTTTACGTTCTTACGACGCAGAAACCTATCGGTACCGTAGAGGTCGTTGAGGTCTACGAGGGTGACTACCGCGTTATCCCAAGCGTTCGGGTCAATAGTCGGTGTGGGTACAACAGCCCAAGGTGATTCGACGTATTTTTCTGGTTCTTTGATTTCTGGGTGGTTTGGGTTGGGGAGGATTGTGAGGCGTGAGAGTGCGCGTTCAACGTCGGTCGGGCCGGGGATACCGGCTTTGTCTACGGTCGGAACGTGGTTTCCGAGGAGTTGCGCCCACACGTCAGGGCCGTCAATGATTCGTTCACTGACACCGGGATTACTTTTAGCCATTTCCGCGCACTCCTACCGTTATATAGGTTACACCGTCAACTTCGTTGCGCCCAATAACCGTGTTAGTTGTGTTCCGTTGAACAACAAACTCACCGTAACCAGCGTTAGCAACGTGCGTACCCGGCTCGACGACATACCTCATAAGAACTGGTTGAACGTTTCGACCGACTGCTTCGTCTGCTTTCTGCCTCACGCCAAGATAAAACTCCGCTTCGCTAGTAGTAGCACCAGTCGATTGAAAACCTTTATCAACATAGGAGAAACCGGGTCGAAGAGTGTCTACCTGTTCGGGCGAAAGAGTTGCGCCGCGATACAAAGCAACCGATTCTGTAATTGTAGAACTATTCACCCATTGGTCGATTCGGTCGGCCTTCGTAGAGGAACGACCGTCACGCAGAGAGGCATTCATCTTCAAAGTTTTCTCATCTGGAACAACATATTCGTCTCGAAGTTTCCATAATTCTAGGTCGGCACCGTAACGAGCAGGGCCTACAACAACTCCGGGGTCGGTCGGGTTGCCCATCGAATCGACCGTCGCAAAATTATTCTTCAACCACTCGCCTTCGACGGAATAAACTGCGTCGCCTTCCCAGTTTTCCCAGTATTGCGAACCCCAAAGTGCGGCGGCTGATTGCCGATATTCTTCGTAAGCCGCGAGTGTTTCTGGCGAGTTATTCACGGGGTCGAGAACTCTGTAAGCATCTTTATCGAGAATGTATTTCGTTTCCGGTTTGTCGCGTATCGTTAACCAAGCGCGTTCTGCGGCTAAACGACGTTCGCTTGCGAGTTTCCAATTTTGACTTGGGTAGGAACTAGCACCAGCGGCCCCACTATCCGTCCAGCGACCGTTCTCGTCACGAGGTTGGTCTTCCGAACCTTTCACAATGAACTCGCCATCAGCGTATTTCAACGCCGAACCAGCAACAAACGCTTCCGCCTGAACACGGAAAACCGGCGGCGCGGCCCTGAACACCGGCAACTCCATCAAATGACGGACAGCGGCTTTCTGTTCGCCCGGCGCATAGTTGCGTAGGTACTGTTCGAGGTTCTCGTACGGTAAATCCCAGGTTCGGGTTTTTATCCAATCCGAGTTGTCTAGGTTATCGTCGCCTTGAATCAACATCGCTTAATCTCTCGCCACTCGCGCCGTAGAGGCGATGACCGTATCTGTTCCACCTAAAACTACAACTTCTTTTTCGTTCAGGCAACCGAAACCAGTCAACGGTAATGAGAATACACGTTCGGCTGGTATCGTCGCTTGAAGCAAAACGCCATTCCGACCGCTGGCAAATTCTAAAGCGGCACCGTTATTCGTTGACCAAGAAGTTAGTGGCCTTGTTTCGAATTCGTGTGTTCCGTAATCTTCAGCCGCGATAGTGTCGAAAACTTTTTGACCAACAGCCATACCTCGGTATAACTCAATCGAATTTACGCCGGCTGATTTCAAGTATTCCTGCGTCGCTTCGTATTGTGCCGTGACGAAAGCGCGTAGAACGTCGCCGTGTTCCGCAATCAAATCGTTCATTTTCTCCGTCGTGTCTTCTCTAATAATTTCCCAATCGGCGTGGTCTTGAATACCGAAAGTTTGCGCCGCTATTTCTTGTATCGCTAAAGAACGAGAACTTTCATTGTTTGAAGTCAAAGACCATTGTTGAATCATTCCCGAAATCGCGGCGTAACGTACTAATTCTTCCGCTTCAGGTGTTCCTGCTGGAACGAAATCTTTATACTGAGCAGTTTGAGTATTCAGAAAACCATTTTCGTCGAGGCCGACAAAATACTGTTGCCCGTTTTCCGTATCTACTATTTCCCCAAGAGCGACACGCACTTCTTGAATTTGTGTAGGCCCGGTAAGCGCAACCGAAGCGAGTTGCCGAGCGTCAAATTCGGACATTCTTTCTGCGATGTTGCGAGTGACTGTGGCTTTTAGTTGTCCTCTAGTTTCTTTACTATCTAAAGTACCAAGCCCGGCTGTTGAACCTAATATTTCTGTAAGTCCTTTAGTCCATATTTTTTGTTGCGCTTCAGAACTATCTAGGGTGTCACCGCCGGGTACGGTACTGAACCTTCCACGCTCATCACGCGGCTGGTCTTCGTTGAACTCTTTGACAATGAACTGCCCATCGACGAACTTCAACGCCTGCTTACGGTTGAACGTGATACCAGCAACCGTTTCAATAGTGAACCTATCCATTACGCACCTTCACCGTCACCACGTTACCCTGTTTGCCAATTACGTCAAAAGTTGTTCCGCGAGGCAAAAGCCATTCTTTTTCCGGCGCGTATTGGTTTAAAACCTCCATCTCGTAACCGAGGGTAGATACGCCTTTCGTACCTGCTGGATTGATGACTTCCAAAATTGCGCCTTTGTCAATCGTGAAATTTTCTGCCACCTGTCTATCCCAACTTGTCGAAACAAAACCTGCGTCGGTGAAAGAGTCGCCCGGTCGCAACGCTAAAAATTGGTCTGCGGCTGGCGACACGATACCGCGATAAGTCAAAGTCGGCTCAGGTAATGGTGGCGCGGCGTCAATGAGTGCGTCGAGAGAAGCGATATAGCCGTTGATTACGCTCACAGCATTTGGCGATAGTCGCAAATCTTCGACGTAGGACTGGCCTTCGCGAAGCATACCGTTTATGTCGTAATACGTTCCAGAACCGTTCGTATATTCTTCTAAAGCGTTTGACCATTCAGTAGGATTGTTCTCTGCTGTGAAACCTTGTGCTCTTTGGAAGTTTAGTTGCTTGGAAACAGCGGTATCGCTAGTTACGTTGAGTGGCGTAGGCCCTGCGCTACTACCGTCGCTACTGAAACGGCCTGCCTCATCACGCGGCTGGTCGGAATTATATTCCTTCACGATGAACTGCCCGTTCACAAATTTCAACGTCGCGCCGAAACCGATATACGTACGAATCCACGCCGGCAAATCTTCCTCTGTCTGTGCGTTACTGACCGCGTTCGCTACCTCAAGATGTTTCACTAAACTCAGCGGTTTTTCGTTCAACGCTAAAGCCGCTTTACGACTCAACTCTGGATTCATTTCACCACCGACAAAATAGAACGATTCAAAACAACATAATTATCACGATTCACATACTGAATGCGTAAAGCGTCGTATCCCAAGAAAGTCAAATTATTACTCAAATGGAATGTGTCGTTCATTCTCATTTCTTTCAAAACGGAATCAACTTTCGCGTCGTCAACAGGTATCCCGTTATCATTATGCCAAGAAACAACGGCATCACGAGTTTCTTTCACGATGGCTTCGAGTTGACCGGGGTTTATTTCGTTTGCTAGATTAGCGAGAATCGTTTTCACGTTCGCATCTTCTGGTAGCGCGGCCGTAATTGTGCGTTCATCTATTTGTTCTTGCGTGAAAACGTCATTTACCTGTTTAGGGTTATAGGTGTATCGGTCTGTATATTCTTTGTCTACGCTGAAATAAGTTCCGTTCCCGAAAACTCCGTTACCTTCGTAAAGTTCTCCAGTTTTGAATTGTTCGACGAGTTCTGGCCCTAATTTGCCGTTTCCTAATACAGTATTGTCGGCAATTCCGCGATAAATAATTGTGCCTTTGAGTTCTTCGACCGAATCAACTAATTGCGGCAAACCGGTATGCCCTGCTTCTTGAGCATAGACATAGAGCCTGTCGTCACCGTGTCTACTTGCCGAATGTTCTGCTGTGTATAATTTTTCGACTAACGCTTCACGATTATCAAGAAAAGTAGAAGGGCCGACACCTCCGCCGGTTGTCCATCTGCCGTTCTCATCACGCGGCTGGTCTTCACTACCTTTCGTAGCGTCAGCAGTTGCGCCGAGCGACACCGTATCCCGAACCGGCGTACTGAAATTCTCAATAAACGGAATCATCTTACAACGACAATTAGGGTGCGCCGGCTCCGACAAATCACCAGACGGAAACTCCGAACCAACAGCAATCGGGCCAGCGAGCGCGTTCTCGTCACACGCCTCACACACACCCTCACCCTCAACCGTCAACCATTCGTGGAAACGTAAACCCATCTCCTGATAGCGTTCAAGAGTTGCGGCTCCGACGGCCCGTGAAGTTTCCGTCAACGCAATCGTCATAGCACGTTTCGCGTCGCCCATAATTCCCTCAATACCGAGCGTCATAATGTCACGCGCAATAGAGCGTCGGTCTGCGCCGACCGCTAACCCATCAGCGAGGACAGTACCGATACGGTCGAGGTTCGTGTCGCTGATACCTTTGATTGTTTGGTTACGGTGTTTCGCGAGTAGGCGTTTCAGGCCGCGTGGTGGTCGTACGAGTGCTTCCGCCGCTGGTTGCCCCGGTTTCCATTTAGACCAGTCGATACTGAATGTTGGTGCTTTCTTGATTGAGGCGATACGCATAGCCTCCGTAGCGTAATCGGTGCCGAGAATCCAACCAGAAGCCCATACGGCGTCTAACGCTTCCTGTAACGCGGCGTTGTTTTGTTTTACGTTGAGGTACGCCCAGTCTTGCGCCTGCGCGCGCGTGACAGTACCCTCACGGTAAGTGTTCAGGAATGCGTCAACAATCTCATTCACATTCAGGGAAGCCCGTAACGCGTCACGAACCTTATCGGCAAGATTGGCTGAAACGCGCATCACAACGCGGTCAACGGTGAACGGTAAAGACCTCATACAAGGTAACGCTCCGCATACCAGCGCGCACCATCGAAGTCTTCGACCTCAATAAACTTGTTGAGCGTTTCCGCGTAGGCCGCCGGAAGGTGCTGGAATCGGTAAGGTCGGTTAGGTTGTCCCCATTTGTTGAGCCAGCGTAGGAAGTGTTTCGCCTCATCTTCGGCGTAATCCATCTTTTTCGCTCCGGCAGGTGCTTCTTCGACCGGCGTTTCCTCTGCTGGCTCTGCTGGCTCTGCCGGTGTTTCGGTAGCAGGAGTCGTACCCGTTTCCTCAACATCAGTCGAAGCACCCGTAGAGAAGTCCATAATGCCGTCCTCCGTAATGAAGAACGTACCACCCGGCGTGAACAACATAGGAGTATCGGCCTCTTCCGCGTCCAACAACGGCAGACCCATATCGGCACGAACCTCATTCACCGACTTCGTACCATTCTTCAGGCGAACATCATCAGCCGACGCGGAAGCGGAATCGTCGTTACGAGCCGACGGCATAAACTTGAACTCCAGTTCGCGCGGCATACCAAGAAACACATACGACAGGTTTGAGAGCATACGACCGACCCATTCAGCCAACGGAATCAGGCCGAGAACCTCAGACGATTGTGCTTCACCGTCTTGGAAACCTGCCCCACCTAAACCAGACTTAGGGTTGATACCAATCTCGGAGGGCATTACTCCGAAGTGACCGCAGATTTGGTTGATGAGGAAGTTATCGAACTGGTCGGTGAATTTCTGGTCGTAACCGGCTGGCTCAACAGGGTCAAGACCGGCAGGAAGAAGCCTTGCCCGTTTACGTTGTTCCGTCTGCCCGGCGAGGTCGTCGTTGAAGACGTTTTCGTATGCGCGTAGCAGGTCAGGGTTTCCGCCGAACGTCGCATCTGTCTTGAAGAACATTGAGGGGATAACACCGTCGGTGAACTCAGCGCGTAACCATTGTTGGCGGCGCAAGTAAAGGTCGGCGAGAGGAAGTGCGCGTTCGACCGGGCTGTAACCGTAAACAGAGGTGGTACGCCGGTTACGGATAAGGTACGCCAACTCGTCGGAAGAGAACTCACCATCGGCGTCTTCTGTTTCGTCGGGTGCGGAGAACTCGGAACGTGGGAAGCCGAACAGAATCTGCTGGTATGCCGAGTAGGGAGGTAAAGGCCGCATTCCTCTATCGTCGATAAGAGGTTTGATTGTTGAGCCGTCAAGAATCTGTAAGCCGAATAGGTCGCCGCCAACAGTACGTTGAGGCCAGACAGCCCAAGCGTCGAGTACGAGGATTTCCTCCAACGCCATATTCAACCAGTCGGAGAAGATAAGCCCATTCGCCATATCAGGGTTTTTCCAGAAGTGGCGTAGCCGCGCAATTTCAGGGCCGTACTTCTCTTTCGCTTTCTGTTGTGCGCGTAACGCTGAAAGCCCGGTATCGGCAACCATAGCCTCGGTAGAGTCGGCGGTGAGAACAATATCCCAATCCAAACCAACCATCTTCTGCTTCAACACCTCGACGCATCGGCGGAGAATATCTATCTGGTCGCCGGCGGCCCGTAACGTCTTGAACGGGACGAGCCTAGTTTCCGTGATGTTGATGTTCTGGGCAACCTGAAACTCGTAACGTCGAGGGTCAGGCCTACCGTCGACACGGAGAGGGTTGATAGCACCCGGCATAATGGGCATACCCGGCGCGAATGGTACGTTCGCCGAGTTCGGGTTACGTTCGAGCGCGACAGTTGCCTGACCTGCTGACGCACCATACCCGACAGGTTGGTTCGCAAGGTCAGTTATCGTTGGTGCCGCCTTCACAATTTCTGTGGCGATACGTTGAACGAAGTTGTCGAGCAGACCCATAAGGCTATCCTAAGAGATTATTTCGGTACGTTGTCAAACGCGATACCGAGCGCGGTCGCGGCGAAGCCGACCCAGAGAGTTACTTCCTGTTGTGTTGCTACACCGTAGAACACGACGAGAGGTGCGGAAGCGAGCAGGACACCGTATATCCACTTCCGGGTTTTAGGTGTCAAACCATTCACGCCGTAGGCTCGTCAATCTCGATTACGAGTTCAGGGTCGGATACTGGTTCGTTGATTGGGTCAGGCTCGATACCTGCGAGAACGTCGGAGAGAACGTCGATAGCGATACGAATGTCGCTAATGTTCTTCTCCGCAACCTCGATGATGGAGTCTTCGCCAGCGGCCTGTGCGACCTTCAGGTTGATTTCGTTCTGGAAACCTTCGAGGTTGAGGTTCTTCACGCGTTCCGCGAGAATCTGTTGGCGTTGCTCGTTGGGTACGTCGAATTGTGTCATTGGTTTAGCCTTCCGTTACTGGTGCGATGGGTTCGGGTACTACTGCGGCGGCGGCTTCGAGAGCCTTCTCTTCTTTCTTGTTCTTCTCGAACCACTTTTCAGGGTCGATGAACTTGCCGTGCTTGTCGACGACAGAGAGGTGAAGGTGTGCGCCGGTAACAGTTGTACCAGTAGCACCCGACAAAGCGATGACGTCGCCGCGTAGGACTTCCTGACCCTTCTTCACCTTGATTTTGGAGAGGTGAAGGTAACGCGTAACCATTCCGTCAGGGTGCTTGATTTCGATACTGATACCAGTACCATCTTGGGCAACTTGGTCGGTGACGATAACTTTCCCGTCGGCGGCGGCGAACACCTTTGAGCCGCTAGGGCAGTTGTAGTCGAGGCCGGGGATAGACGAGCCACGAGCGACGTGCGCTTTGAAGTCGTCGTTAGTGACGTTGGTTTGGCAGGGCCGTGAGTATTTGACGAAAGTCATTCTGCGCTTCTCTCTAAAGGTTGGTGACAGTTCGGGCAGACCGTAGCCGATTTCGGTGCCGGTAGACCACACGACCCACAGAATTGTGCGAGGGCCGCTAGACCCATCATACTTGATGCGCCTTCCATAAGGTCGGTCATAGCCCATACGAGCGCGTCTAACCGGTCGGGTGAGAAGTCGGAGTCGGGTGTGTAGTTACACATCTGGTCTTCGAGTTTCGCGAATGCTCCGACGTGGTGCGCCCGGTGTTGTTCGTAGATTGAGGCGACAGGTTCGGCGCGAATAATCTTGCCCCTAGTCGCTGTGACTTTACGGTACGAGATTGTCGGGTCGACTTGGCGTAGGAGGGACTCAATCATATCTCCACCGTTATTCGTTTCACCAATAATCCTGTCGGCCTTGTGTTTCTTGTAGGCGTTTACCGCTACCCTCGCCCACGTGTCTGGCGATTCGCGACAGGTGAGGTCTTCAAGGACGTAGTAATGCCCGTCTGCGGTGATACCGGCGACGACGATACCCGTTTCGTCGGAGTCTTCACCAGAAGTCGTGGCAGGGTCGATAGCGACGACTACGCGCACCAGTTGAGGTGGTTGTTCCACCCGGTTCTCTTCAATAAGGGTGAGTGTCCATAGTGCGCCATCTACTTCGTCGATTATTTCGCCGTAGAGTTCTTGGCGGCCTAGCCTTGTCCCTTCGTAACGTATCTTGAGGTCAGCGAGGGCAGACGCGGCGAGGTTCTTAGCGTTATCGAATGTGGAGCCTCGCGTTACTACGACAGAGCCATCGTCGCGGCTTGTGAGTGCGCGAATTAGTTTCGTCGGTCGTGGTGTTGTGGAGATGAAGACGCGAGGGTGGTCGCCGAGTCGTAAGCCGAACTGTAACTGGTTCCACGCATCTTCATACCTGTACGCCGCTAACTCGTCGCACCACGCTCCGTGATGTTGAGGGCCTCGGAATCGGTCTGGTTTGTCTGCGGAGAATAGTTTGATACGCGAACCATTCGTGAGGAGGATTTCACCGATAGACCGGTTGTAATCTTTCAGCATTCTGTATCGCCGTAACACGCTCAACACACCCGATTCGCCTTCAGCGCAGGTATCACGAGCGTCACCATAGGTCGGGGCAACAATCGCCCATCGGGTGTTCGGTTGAGAGATAGCCTCCCACGCTAACCATTCCGCCGCTGTGCGCGTCTTACCAGCACCACGACCGGCGAGATACAACCAGACGTTCCAGTTACTCGCCGGCGGTAATTGTTCCTGCCTCGCCTGTTCCCGCTTCCAACGATAACGGGCCGCGCGAATCCATTTGGTCGAGGAGTCCAATGATGCGTTCGATATCTGATTCGACGTCGTGACTTCCGTCATAAGTAATCACCTCCGCCTGTATACGGTTCGGAGCGTCGATACCGAGCAGTTTCGCTCGCCTATCCATAATCTTCAACACGAGTTCAGCGGCTCGTTTATCGCGCTCAAGAATCGCCGGCGTCCAGTATGCCCTCTGTAAGCGGTCTAGCCGGTCGAGTTCGAGGTCGCGAATATCATCAACCGTATCTCTCTGAACACGGATTACAACACGCTGGTAAGCCTTCTGTGCGCCCGAGGCGTTAGCGTAACCGACAGCCTTAGCGATACGTTCCCACGTTTCACCAGCCCGGCGTAGTTCGAGGACTTGGTTTTCTTTATCGAATTGTTCGGGTGGTACGGAGCGTTTCTTTGTTCCCACTATGGTTATCCTCCGTTTCAGGATAAGTTTATAGGTTCAGGGTTAGTTCGGCAACCGTTTTCGCGTCGTGTTGTTCGAGTATTCGGGTTACTGCGCCTATGTTGTGGGTTGGTGGGTTGGTGACGAGTTCGGCGAGTTCTTCGGGTGTTTCGGCGTGTCCTGCTATTGCTGGGAGTATTTCGTCGTAGGTCGGGTGTCCGGTGAGCCAGTGGGTGTGAGTGATTAGTGGTGTTTCGGCGTCGAAGGCTTCGAGGAATGAGTATTGTGTTCCGCCGCCGTCGCCTTTGATTACGGATAGGTCGATTACTTGTGTTGCGCGTCTTGCGAGTTCGACTGGGTAGAAAACGGGTTCTTTCGGTGACCAAGGGCCGGCGTAGTTTCGTTTCCATTCTGGGTCTACGGTTCGGAGTTTTTGGTATTCGTAGATTGTGTTGAGCGTGCCGTATATGGTGATTTGTTTGTCTGGCGGTAAGAGTAGGTTGGCGGCGATGATGGTGTGGGTTCGTTTATCCCAGTCGATTCGGGAGAGTGCGATTGCGCCTGTTGTTTTGGTTGGTTCGTTGTGTGGTGCGCGTTGGTAGGGGTGGGGTGTGTAACGGTTCGGTATGCCTTGTTCGGCGAGTTTGGCGGAAATGATTGGTCGGATTGTGATTATGTCTGCGCCGGTGACGTTTGCTCGGAATGTCGGGTCGAGTTCTGTTGGGTCGTGTATGACGATTGACGCACCTAGTTCGGTGATTCGGGTTGCGTCTTCTCTGTATTTTTTGCCGACGGCTGTGATGATTGTAGGGAAGTTAGTGGTGAATTGTTGTATGTCTTCGGTGCTGGTGTTCCAGTATTCGAGGCCGCGTGAGAATGGTCGCCCGTTTTTCTCTGTACGTTTTGTACGTTTTAGGATTACTGGCGTGTAGCCGGCTTCTATTAGTCCTAGAGCCAGATGTCCCGTGTATGTAATCCAGCCGCCAGTTGTCGGGTCTGCCAATACGACAAGTCCGACGAGTCGGGTCACTTTCCGCCGACCTTGTTGGCGATATTGTTGCCTTCGGTAATGTCACGCGCCATACCGTCTTCACGGGCCGTACGGGATTCTTTCGCTTTAGCGGTTTCTACCGCATAGGTGAAGCAGTCTTTCATTCCGCGTAGCGCGTAGTAGACGACGGAGTAACGGTAAGCGTCGTTCGTTTTTGGTGTCATAGGTGTTACACCGTGAACATATTTGTAGCCGGGGAAGAATGATACCCAACCGTCACGAGCCGAGTATACGAAGTCGTATTCGGGGAAGTGTAGGTAGCCGCCACCCATTGAGCGTCGGATTGTGGGCATCGCTGACCACGTTGCGAAGTTGAAACCGTCGCGGTGATACGGAAGGGTTGAGGATTTGTTGACGACACCGGAAGTCCACATAGCGTCGTCGGTCATACGCCATTCGTTTGCTAGCCCGGCGTTATCTAGGTTTGTTGCGTCGCGTTCCCATAGGTCGGGTGCGAACTCTTGGAACATTTTGCCGAACTTCTCCGCGAACGCTACAAGTACGGCGTGTTCTTCGGGTGCGTCTTGTGCGAGCATTGTCGGTCGGCACGATTCGCGGCGTTGGAAGATTTTGCGTGGTGCCATTCCGAACGTGCGTGATTCGTTCTCAATACCGGTCGATTGGCGTTTTGTCGTACCGTATTTGATATTCATTACAGCGGCGCGGAGTAGGCCGACTTCTTCTTCCATCGGGAAACAGGCGAAGAATGGTTCTTCCGTGTCTGCGTCTACCCAGATACCGGCTTCGTGAGGTGTGAACGTAATATCGGGTACGGTTGTGCCGACGAGTTCCGTCGCCTCGTCATACGTCATTACTCGTTTGACACGGTTGATTGGTAATTCAGACAGTTTCACTTGGCGCGCTCTCTCCGTAATACGCTTCTACGAGGGAAACGATAGCGTCAGCGTTCGACGCAATCTTGTTTTCTTCACGATACTGACCGAGTTTGCCTAGCACCCAGACGTAAATATCGTTCGGGTAGTCGGCGATGAGCATTCTGGAGGCCTTCTGCGCGTAGCGTTCCGCGTACTCTTCGAGAGTGGTACTGATAGTGGTACCGTTCTGCCCGGTTTCGCCTTTCTTCGTTTCCGCGAACTTACCGACGGTCGGGTTTGCGGCCTCGTCAAGAAGCGCGCGTAAATCGTCGAGGTCGGAATCGTCGTAACCTGAACCGTCGAGGTCGGGCAACGATTCAAGGAGTGCTTTCAGTTCCGCGTTATCGTACTCGGATACATCGGTTGACCGGTTGTCGATTGCGACTATCTTCGCGGCGGTAGTGTCGTCAACGTCCACGAATACGACGTCGATAGTTTCCCAACCGAGTTCCACAGCGGCCCGGTAAGTGTGATTGCCGGCGAGGATTTCGTTATTGTTCTTGTTGACCGTAATCGGTTTGTATTGACCGTACGCTTCCAACGATTCCGCAATCACCGCGACGTTACCCTTACGAGGGTTCTTCGGGTAGTTTTTCAGTTCTCCTACCGCTACCGATTCAATCTTCAAG